GCCTTGGACTGCATCCGTTAGGCTCTGTTCGTCCGACTTGATCTGCATTCAGCTTTCTTTCCGAGTATCGCATGGTTGCGCTGCTCAATCCGAAGCACGAGAAATTCGCTCAACTCCTTGCGCAGGGCAAGAAGGCCGCCGAAGCTTATCGCTTGGCAGGCTTCGCGGACAACCGGGCTGCCGCATCACGGCTGCGACAAACGGACGACGTCGAGCAACGTGTTGCTGAGATTGTTGCTGAGCAGCGCAACATCGAGAAAGCGGCCACCGCGAAAGCCGCAGACAAGCTTGGGATCACGCGCGAACGCATCATGGCCGAATTGGCCAAGGTGGCGTTCGGCGACATCCGCAAGGTCATCACCTGGCACGGTTCGCAGGTCGAGGAAGAGGACAATCCGGAAGGCGGCGAAGTGCTTGTCGTCAAGCACACCTACAGCAACGCCGTGGTGCTCGTGAGCAGCGAGCATGTCGACGACGAGACGGCCGGGTCGATCGCCAGCGTGAAGCAGAACTCGTCGGGCGGCATTGAGGTCAAGCAGCACGACAAGATGAAGGCGCTCGAATTGCTGGGCAAGGAGCTCGGCATGTTCGTCGACCACGGCGAGGTCGACGTTCGCACCTACCACATCACGGATCAGCCCATGACGGAAGCCGAATGGGCTTCGGAGCATGGAAGGCTCAACTAGGGTTTGGTCGCCTCAGGCCGGCCCGCAGAAAGCTCTCGTCGACTGTCCGTTCCCCGAGATTTTCTTCGGGGGAGCTAGAGGCGGCGGCAAGACTGACGGCGTGCTCGGCAAATGGGCGATCAAGGAGCGACGCTACGGCAAGAATTTCAACGCCGTGGCCTTCCGCCGGTCGACCGTCTCGTTTGCCGACGCTGTGGAGCGCGCACGGGAAATCTTCGTGCCGCTCGGCGCGCAGTTCCTGCAGAAGCCTGACCGCATCCGAATGCCCAATGGTGGGCGCATCAGTTTTGCCTACCTCGAGAGTGTAGCGGATGCCGCGGAGTACCAGGGCCGTAACCTGACTGACGCATGGGTCGAAGAGGCGGGCGAATATGCTTCCCCGGCGCCCATCGATCGCTTGTTCGGCGTGCTGCGCTCGGCCTCTGGTGTCCCGGTTCAACTGATCCTCACTGCCAATCCTGGCGGTCCCGGGCAGGGCTGGATCAGGGATCGCTACAAGCTCGTGCCGTTCCCGCGGTCGCCCGTCATCGTCGAGCGCAAGCTGCCCGATGACTCGACGCACCGCATGGCGGTCATTCCGTCGCGCATCACGGACAACAAAATTCTGCTTGCGGGCGACCCGCAATACCTCTCGCGCCTCCAGATGGTCGGCGGCAAAGCTCTCGTCAAAGCATGGCTTGAGGGCGACTGGTCGGCAATCGAAGGCGCGTTCTTCGACGAATGGAGCGAGGCGCGGCATGTCGTTGAGCCCTTCACCATTCCTGAGCACTGGACGCGGTTCAGGTCGGGCGATTGGGGATCTGCAAAGCCTTTCTCCATCGGCTGGTGGGCGGTAGCCAGCGACGACACGAAAGCCGGCAAGCTGACCATCCCGCGCGGCGCAATGGTGCGCTATCGCGAGTGGTACGGATGCGTCGAGGGCAAGCCAAACACGGGGCTCAAGCTTACCGCAGAGCAGGTTGCGGACGGCATCCTCTCGAAACAGGCGCTAGGCGAAAAGGTAGAGCTCGGCGTGCTCGACCCAGCGGCGTTCAGCGAGGATGGCGGCCCGTCGATCGCCAACCGCATGCTGGAGCATAAGGTTCTGTGGCGCCCCGCCGACAACAAGCGCGTTCAGCAGCGCGGCGCCATGGGCGGCTGGGACATGATGCGCCAGCGGCTCAAGGGCGACGGCGACGGGCGCTCGATGATCTACTGCTTCTCGACCTGTCGGGACAGCATCCGAACCATTCCCTTGCTGCAGCACGACGAGCAGCGGCCGGAAGACCTGGATACCGACATGGAAGACCACGCCGCTGACGAGTGGCGCTACGCCTGCATGTCGCGGCCCTGGATCAGGCCCGAACCGAAGCCGGACGCAGCGAAGATGACCGGCTATCGCTCGGCAGACAGCGCCTCACCCGGAGACTGGACGGCTTATTGATGAGCACGACAGGCTATTCTTCGGGCGGTCAGGCAACCGCGCCCGCCGGCGACGGCGCAACCACGCCGAGCGCCAATCTCGAGCGTTTGCGAGCGGATTTCACGTCGTACCTCAGCCTCAAGACGGCGGAGATCGACGAGCAGAAGGAAGCGCGGCGCTACTATCACGGCTCGCAATGGTCGTGGAAGGCGATCGAGGAGTTTCGGAAGCGCAAGCAGCCGATCGTCACCTACAACCGAGAGGCCAAGAAGATCAACGCGATCGTTGGCCTTCTGGAACGCCAGCGGCAAGACCCGCGCGCCTATCCGCGCACGCCGATGGACGAGGATGCGGCCGATATCGCGACGGCCTCCATCCGCTACGTGCTCGACGAGCAGCGTTGGAAGGAAAAGAGCCCCGTCGTGGCGTTGACTGGTGGCGTCGATGCTATCGGCGGCATGGAGCTCGTGATCGAGCAGGGGGACGTCGGCGACCCTGAGATTGGCCTTGAAGTAGTCGATCCGTCGACGTTCTTCTATGACCCCCGTTCGCTCAAGGCGGACTTCTCCGATGCCCGGTTCATGGGCGTTTCGAAGTGGGCCGACATCGACAGCGTGATCTCGCTCGCGCCGGCCAAGAAGGATGAAATCCGCGCCGCTGCCGATCAGGGCAGCGACATGACCTCGAATCCCGACAGCGAGATCAAATGGATTTCCGGGGATGCTTACAATCGCAAGGTTCGTCTGATCGACCATTGGTACATGGTCGGCGATGAATGGATGTGGTGCCTCTACACGGGCGACGTCGAACTCGCTTCCGGCCCGTCCTATCTGGCGGACGAAAAGAACAAGTCGACGTGCAAGTACATCATGTACTCGGCCAATGTCGACCAGGATGGCGATCGCTACGGCTTCCATCGCGGCATGAAGTCGCCTCAGGACGAGGTGAGCCAGCGCCGGTCGAAGGGCCTGCACATCCTCAATACCCGGCGCATCATCGTATCCAAGGGGCAGGTGGACGACGTCGAGAAGTTCCGCCGCGAAATGGCGAAGCCCGACGGTGTCGGCGAGATCAACCCAGGCTTCGATAAGCCGATCACGGAAGACGCCGCCAAAGCGCAGGAAATGCAGGGGCAACTCGACTTCCTGCAGGACGCCAAGAACGAGATCGACAATTTCGGCTTCAACCCCTCGCTGGTGGGGACCGGCGTTTCCGATCTCTCGGGGCGCGCCATTCAGCTTCAGCAGCAGGCCGGCATTGCCGAGCTCGGGCCGTACCTCCTCGGCTACAAAGGATGGAAGCTTCGCCTCTACCGGGCCGTCTGGAGTGCAATTCGCAAGCATTGGACCGCGCAACGCTGGATCAGGGTGACCGACGATCCTCGTTCGATCGAGATGGTCGCCATCAACCAGCCGATGCGCGATCAGTACGGCATGCCGCGGATCGACCCGCGCACCGGCCAGCCGGCCATGCGCAATTCCCTCGCCGCGCTCGATGTGGACATCATCATCGACGAGGGGCCGGATGAGATCAACACGCAGGCTGATGCCTACGACACGCTGACGCTATTGGCCCAAAAGGGCGGCGAAGTGCCGCCGGAACTGCTCATCGAGCTTTCCCCGCTGCCTGGCGCGATCAAGCAGAAGGCCATCGGCATCATCGAGCAAGCGCAGCAGCAGAAGATGCAGGCCGCGGCGCCAATGATGCAGCTCGAGGTTCAGGGCAGGCAGGCGCAGAACGTCAAAACGATGGCGGAAGCACGCCGGGCGATGGCGCAAGCGGCGAACGAGGGCCAGGGCAACAACGGTACGACACCGCTGGAAGCCAGCCTCGAATGGCGGAAAGCGCTTCTGTCGGCGCTCACTCAGCTCGAGGTCGCTAGGATCAGCGCCAAGTCGGACACAGACAGCGCCATGCTGGACGCCAAGATCGAAGCGCTCTTGGGCCTCAGTGGCCTCGCCAACGATCAGATGATGCAGCTCCGCGACCATGCCCAACAGCAGGCAATGGTCCAGCTTCAGCCGCCGGCGGTCGCCGCCGAATAGTTTCGTCCGCGCCACGACACGGCGCAACGCACGCCCTCCGCACCAGTGAGGGCCACGCCATCGGACGCGAAAGTCCGGGAGACAGCAGAGAATGAGTGACCTTGAGAACGGCAGCGATGCCGTGAGCGACGACGCGCTGTTCAACAGCGTGGTTGGCAACGCGGCTCCGGCGGAAGCGCCGACTCCCGCATCCGAAGCGGCTCCGGCTGCTCCGGCAACGCCTGCCGCGCCGAGTGCGGACCCTGCCGAGCCTGCGACCGTCCCTTCCGGGCGCTTACGGGAAGAGGCGGAAGCCCGTCGCATCGCTGAGAAAAAGGCCGCGGACCTCGAGGCGGAAGTTGTCCGCCTTCGTCAGCCCGCGCAGCCTGCCCAGCAGCCTCAGACGCCAGCCGAGCCGCCACAAGACCCAGATTTCTGGGAAGACCCCAAGAAGTTCGTGGCCCACCATCTCACGCCCGTTCAGCGTGATTTGGCGAATATGCGCGTGTCGACGTCGAAGCTCATCGCTTCGTCGTCGGCAGACGGCAAAGCGGCGGTTGAAGCGGCCGATAAGGCTCTTGGCGAATTGTTCGCGACCGATAGGGCCGAAGCCCAGCGAGTGGCGGAGCGGGCGTTCCGCACCGATCACCCGTGGGGAGCCCTGATCGACTGGAACAAGTCGCGCGAGACCCAGCAGCGCATTGGCAGCGACCCGGATGCCTTCGTGCAGGCCGAGATCGCCAAGATGCTCGCCGATCCGGCCAAGAAGGCAGCGCTTCTCTCTCAGGTCACAGGCCAGCCGGCCGCGGTCGATCCCGCGCCGGAAGCCATTCGTCAGCCTCTCAACGTCTCACCCTCACTGAGCAAGATCGGCGGCGCTGCGCCTGCCGGGGCCGATGGCCCGCGCCAGCAGAGCGATGCCGAATTGTTCGCATCGGTCACCGGCCGGAAATAACGCCGGCCTGTCTTCGAAAGGGGCATGACACATGCTCACTTCCAACCACCCGAATAACGAGCTCATCAAGTTCCGTACGGACGTCGCCAGCGACTTCCTGCGGTCCTCGCGGTTCGATCCCTTCATGGGCGATACCTCGACCTCGGTCATCGTCCGCATGTCGGACCTTCAGACCGACGGCAAGGAGATCAACGTCCCCCTGGTGACGCAGCTCTCCGGCTCTGGCGTCGGCGCCAGCACGTTGCGTGGCAATGAAGAGCAGATCGACTCCTACGGCATGCCGCTGTGGGCCGATTGGGCTCGTAATGCCGTCGCCAACAACCGCGCGGCGAACAAGGAAAGCTCGTTCAATGTCCGCTCGACCGCCCGGCAGTTGCTGCGCGGCTGGGCTCGCCGCATCGTCCGAGACGATCTCGTGGATGCGCTGCTGTCGATCCCTTCAGCATCCATCCAGGCCGGCCGCATGGGCAATCCGGGCAACCGCGTCAACGGCATCAAGTGGTCGGCGGCAACCACCGGCAACAAGAACTCGTGGGTCACAGCCAACTATGACCGCGTGCTCTTCGGGTCTGTGGTCGGCAACTACTCCTCGACCTTCGCGACCGCGGCGGCCAACGTCGACTCCACCTCGGACAAGATGTCTGCGGCTGTCGGTTCGTTGGCCAAGAACATCGCGCAGCAGACGGGCGTCGATTCCAACACCCCCGGCGCTTACAACGGCCGGCCGAAGATCACGCCCTACCAGCAGGAAGGCAACGACCAGGAGTGGTACATCTGCTTCCTCGGCTCGCGTGCCATGCGCGATCTCAAGGCCGATACGGTCATGTCGCAGGCCAACCGCGACGCCCGGAACCGTGAAAACGGCGATCCGACCAAGCAGAACCCGCTCTTTACCGGCGGGGGCCTCGTCTATGACGGCGTGATCTACCTCGAAATCCCCGAGATCACGCAGCGCCTGCTCCTCAAGAGCATCGGCAATGGCTCGATCGACGTCGAGCCGTTCTTCCTCTGCGGGCAGGGGGCTATGGCCTATGTCGTTGGCCAGATGCCGCGCCCGACCACGCTCGAGGACGGCGATTACGACTTCATCACCGGCCTTGGCATCGAGGCGCAGTACGGCACGGGCAAGATTGCCAAGGCGCCGCTCAGCGTCTCTGGGGCGACCGTCGGCGACCTCGTCGACTGGGGCATGGTGACGGGCTTCGTCTCCGGCGTGGCCAACGCCTGATCCTTCTGGGCGCGGCTTCGGCTGCGCCCGTTCCCTTTCCTCCCGCTCATTCCGAAAAGGTAATCAGCGATGACTACTCGCATCGACTATTCGCAGCCCCAGCAGGGGCCGCAGGGCTTCGCCCGCACCATGAAGGCCTTTGGCCGTCGCGTGGCGCTCGGCACCGCCGATCTTGCCACCGGCGCCGTTGTAACCGCGTTCAAGGTCCCGGCAGGCTTCGTCGTGACCGGCATTATCGCCGTGGCAACGGATATGGATACCAACGGCTCGCCGGCTCTGGCGCTGTCCGTTGGCGACGCGGGTTCCGGCACGCGCCACCTGTCGTCCTCGACGATCGGCCAGGCTGGCACCACGACGCAGACCTTGGCCTCGACCGGGCTGCTCTACGCCTACACGGCTGACACCGACATTCTGGTGACGGCCACGACGGGCTCCGCGACGGCTGCCGCCGGCACGCTCGACCTCTACCTCACCGGCTTCATGCTCTGAGGTGCTGAGATGAGCAAGATCACGGCAACCTACAACGCGCCCGAGGGTGACAACGAAGTCGTCACCATGCGCGGCGTGCGCTTTTTCGACGGTCAGGCGACCGAGCTCGATCCTGTCGTGCATAGCGACCTGATCAAGAAGCTCCGCGGCAATGGCCTCTTTGAGGTGCACGGCGCTGATGAGGAGCCCGAGGAGCCGGCGAGCGAAGGCCTCGTCGCCAAGCACCGCGGCCGCGGCACCTACGGCGTCTTTGACGGCGACCAGCTCTTGGACGGAATCCCGCCCATGACCAAGGATGACGCCGACGCCTTCAATGCCAAGACCGACGCCGAAAAGCAGGCGTTCGTCGACAATCCTCCCGCCTGAGACTGAGGGCGCGACGTGACAAAAACGCGAGCCGAGCTTGTCGCGCGCGCCCTTAGCGAATTGGGCGTTGTCGGGTCAGGTCAGACCGCCTCGGCGGAAGACACGCAGACCGTGGACAATGAAGTCGAGCCGATGTTCGACAACCTTGCCCAGCGGAACGTCTTCCAATGGGGCGACCCGGACCAAATCGACGACAACGCCTTCGTTTTCCTCGCCCGGTGGCTGGCAAATTCGATCGGTCGGCCATTTGGCGTGACGCCTGATGAACAGCTTCGGCTCTCGCTCGAGCAGAACTTGCGCGAGGTCAAGCCAGTGTTCCTGTCGGGCCAACGGCAAACGGCGGATTACTTCTAGATGGCGTCTGCCGAGATCATCTTCCCGACCTCGACGCAGCCGGGCCAAAACCCGCAGGAAACGGGCGGCCGGCTGATCAACGCCTTCTCCGAGGCCGCGCCTCCGGGCTCAAGGAGCAAAGTGCTCTATCGCCGCGCGCCGGGCCTGACGAACATTGGCCTTTCGGTTGGCGCCGGCGCATTCCGCGGCGCATTGCTCGTGGGATCGGTGCTCTACGTCGCCAATGACGATACCGTTTACACGCTGACGCTTTCAGGCACGACCTTCACCAAAGGTACATGCTCCGGGACATTGCCGGGCTCCGGTCCGGTGATGATGCGGCGCAACATGAAGACGCCGACGCCGCAAATTCTCATCCTCCACTCGGAAGGCATGTCGATCATCGAGGACTTGGCGACAGTCGCCGATTTCTCTGATCCTGACCTTCCGACCGTCAATTCCATCGATTTCCTCGACGGGTATTTTCTCTGCACCTCGGAAGCCGGACAGGCCTACGCCTCGGGGCTCAACGACAAGACCTTCGCCTCAACTGACGTGGTGACGGCGGAAGCGGCTCCGGATGGCCTTGTGCGCGGGGTGGCCTATGGCCGTGACTACCTGATGATGGGGAGCGCCACGACCGAGTTTTGGTCAGATGTGGGCAATCCGACGGGCTTCCCGTTCTCCCGCGCCACGGTGATCCCGTTCGGGCTGTTGGCTTCTCGCTCGGGTGCCGGCCACGATCCGGGCTTCACCGGGACGCTGATGTTCGTCGGCCAAGATCGCAAGGTCTATTCGCTCTCCGGCTATACCGTCACGCC